TATACTATTGCGTCTAGTATCTTCCCAAAAACGATGGAGCTTATCGATGCAATGCCTAAGATGCCACAATGAAATCAAATCAACCTTAGCTGGCTCAAGTATGGAATACCACTATTGCAAGAGTTGTAGAGCAATACTTGATCAGAATGCAATCATCATCGCATACGATGATATTTCTTATGATGAAAGTTGGGATGATATCACCAAAGACGAGGACGAAGATGAATAGTTTTTTTGATGTATGCTGGCTTGTGATGGGAATGATCTTTAATCCCAATCAAGTCAAGCAAGATTTAAGTTGGGAGAAGATGATTTCTAAGTCAATCCCTTCAAGAATGCGAGCTTGTCAGCAAGTTGCATCTAGTGCTGAAAAGATGGGCGTTGATCCTTATCTGATGATTGCTCTTGCTTTTCATGAGAGTCGCTTTCAAGGTGGCTTAGTATCGTCTGCAGGTGCTGAAGGTATCATGCAAGTAAAAAAAGAGTTCTTTCATTGCCCGGGATGTAGTGAGATTGAGTATGGTATCAAGGCATATCAAACATGGCTTATCGCAAGTCAAGGTGATGTCTGTCTTGCTCTCGGTCGCTATACAGTAGGCAATAAAGGCAAATGTGGAAAGAGATCTAAAGCGATCATCAAGCTCGCTTCAGAAATCGCTTGTCTTGCATCAAAGGATGATGATTGCTATGAATGCTAAAGATAAAGCATTTTTGAGCATGGCTGAAATCATGGCTGGTCTTTCACCATGTAGTCGAGCAAAGGTTGGAGCGGTGATAGTCAAAGGTGATGTTCCTATCATCTCTTCATTCAATGGAATTGCTCGCAAGCAAAGCGGACTTTGTGGAGGTGCTGACTGTCTAAGAGATAGATGTCAAATAGCTAGTGGATCAGAAAGCCAAATAGGTTGCCACCATGCTGAATTTAATGCGATTGCGAATGCTGCTAGAAATGGAATTGCAACAGATGGATGCTCGATTTATGTGACTGCTCCACCTTGTTTAATGTGTGCAAAGCTTATTCATCATGCTGGTATCAAATCAGTTATTTATGAAGATCGAGATAATAGGTGGATCTCCACAGGTGAAGAGTATTTATCAGCCAATGGTATTGATATTCTTAAAATTTAGCCGATTGGGAAATCACTGTAAAACTTCATACGAAGAAAATCGGATAAGAATTTTTTAGAAAATAATTCTTTGACCGAATCTTCATCTTGCTTATAAAGCTCTGCCTGAAATAGGCAAAATTCTTTAATGTCTTTGAATAATAGTTTTTTCAAAGCATCTTTTTTCATGATCAATGTTTGTAACTGCCAAAATCTAGAAACTTCATATTCTTTATTTTTATAAAAATTAGGAAATGGATCATTGAATTTTGCTTTAAAGATAGGTGCACTTGAATCTATTTCATAAGGGTAGTCTTGCCAACAATCAATAACGGTATCTGAATATCCACGAGCATTAATAATAGCTGAATAAAATAAAAATTTAGCCATTAAAGAATAGACTTGATCATCCATATAAAGGTTATCAAGACTTGATTCAAGTTGATCTACAATTCTCTTAATCAGAAACGAAGGCCAGATTTCAATCAAAAAATTTGAAGGCCTTTTAAAAGTTTCCGTACAAATTTGATTAATCAATTGCTTAATTTCATCTAAGTTTAAGTAATAATCACATTCTACATAAGGCAAATTATCAGGATATGAATGCACATTCTCTCCAAAAACTTTTCCTACTTCATGCACTTCAGAATGATTCATTGCATTAATTTTATCCAAAGAGATGAAATGATTATTGTTTCTATCCCATTCAGTTGGCTTATAGTAACCTAAACGATCAATAAAATAAGCATTATTGGCGTTTGATTTATCCCATAATAAACGATTATCACAATTTTTAGCATATAATTTAAAATTAAATCTAGACCTGCCATCTTCCATGATTTTAGAGTGATTGGGATTTGGCACTGTAAAACTTGCAATTAACTCATCAGCTTCATTATAGAATAAAATTTCTGACTCGCTATCAAACCAATCCTCTGTATGAATTGTTGCACCTGGTTGCTTTTGAAATAATGAATGCCATCTCCATTTATCTTCAGGAATATTGTTTTTAACAAAATTCAATACTTCACAAAGAAAATTTCTAGCTTCTTTACTTCCTCGATTTTCTGCTACTGCAAAAAAAATCTCAGCTTTTTTATAATCAAAATCTACGCTCATCGTTATCTCCTTGTATGAGGTAACGATTAAACACACAACAAGCAAAAATTATTTCAGATATATCAGCCTCAATCTTAGTCTAAGTAGTGAATCTTCTAAGAGAGAGGCTGAGATTTTTTATTTCAGATAGATCAGCCTCGATTTGAGTTTAGTATTTTACAAGTTTCTTCACTGAAAAAAAGAGGCTGAGATTAGTTCCGCTCAAGGTGCTTCGCATCAACAAATTCACTTCAAAGAGGTGGAGCGGATAACCTTGAACACAGATGGAGATAAATTTATTTCAATCAAGCAATTTTACTTTCTGCAATATAGGATTTAATTTTAAAAATCTTTCTAAGCTTTCTTTAGCTTCTTCATCTCTTTTTTGTTTTTTTATTTTCATTTCAGCTGATCGTTTAGAGTAAATGAAAGCATTCTTTTTAACTCCTCTCAATCCTCCAGTTTGCAAATTATACATGCATTCTAAATCTTCTGAAAACCGAGACAAGACTTGATCTGTTAAAATGCTAGCTTCTGCATTCCATGCTTCCCATTGTGTTGGATAAAACTTTAAAATGTATCTCAAAAAATTATCCTTGCCTTCTTTTTTTATGGCATCAAGGATTTTAACACCTGATCCATAATAGTTTTTTAGAGGTGTTGTTGCACTACCATGACGAGCTGTTTTTTTACCGATATAGAAAAAACCATTGCTCTTATTCACAGTCAAATAAATCCAATGATAATCTCCATCATGTCCCTTAGTTGGAGTGATGTTCTCATCAATGTTATTGATAATGCTTTCAACAAAGATTTGTGCTTCATCATGGATGAAATTGATATCACCTGATGAGTAAGTTGGATTAAGTTTCATATTCTTCCCTTTTGAGAGAGTGAGATTGTTGTGTTAGAAAAACATGCTTTAAATCTATTTAAATCGCTCTTTGGCTGTGATGGTATAGGCAAGCCATTTAAATCATTCCTAGATGCTAAAATCATGCATCCATTGAAAGAGTTTGTCAGGTCAATAAATTGATCGATTGTGAGCTCAAATACAGAATTCATTCTTGATGCACTAAAATCATCGATGCAGATGACATCCATCTTTGACAAAAGATCAGACACAGATGGGATTGGCTTATTCTCAGCTTTGGCCTTATCATATTCTGATTTTCTCCATCGATCGAGCTGATCTAGTGTTCCATAGAAAAACCGACCGACACCATGAAGACGATTGGCAAAATGTCGATTTGCGATGATATGCTTTAGCAAGCCAACCATGAGATGAGTTTTTCCACTACCTGCTGATCCAGTGATAAATATCTTTTTATCTTGATCTTTAGCCATTGATCCAAGAGCATCTTTTTGATCTTGTGATAGCATATTGCCTTTAAAGTTTTCTCGATACATGGCTTTATGCTGTTCTGTAAAATAGCAGCTTGCCAATTGCCTGGATATGGCATTGATCTTTGATCGTTCTTTGTCGTGCTGATTTACATCTAGCAATGAGTAGCATGTACCATCATTGCGATTTGACCATTCAACAGGTGCATCTTGAAAATCAGCCACAAGACGGCCGTCCTTGAATTTCATTTTATTTTCAATCAGCGACCACGCTTCTCTTTTTGAGCTCGTCTTTTCTTTTACGTAGTTTTCTTTTATTTCATAATTAGTTTCATTAGTTTCATATATATATGATTGTAGTGTTTTTGGTATGTCGATTGTAGTGTTTTCAGTAGTTTCGATTGTAGTGTTTTCAGTAGTTTCGATTGTAGTGTTTTTGGTAGTTTCGATTATACTGTTTTCAGTAGTTTCGATTGTAGTGTTTTTGGTATAATCCACATTTACCGAGCTTGCAATCATCATTTTGAATTCTGATGTCTTCATCCAGTATCTATTCACCACTTTAGGCATGATTGTGAATTGTGTTTTGCTGATCTTCTTTTTCTTTTGGATCAAGCCGAGCTCGCAAAGCTGATCAATAGATTTTGTTATCATTCGATCAGTTACTCCCATCTGTGATGATAGATCTGAGTAGGTGCATTCAATTGTCATATCTTGATTGGAAGTTTCAAACTCGTAAAACTCAATCAATCGATACATCAAAGCAAAGCCATGAGTAACCTTTTGAAGATCTGGACATCTCAGAAGATTGCCAATAATGAATTGGAAATTGTCAAATTTTGAATTTTTTAGTTTCATACTCTCTCCTAGATTGAAATTTTATTTGACTATACGATAATTATATTATAAAGATTATAAAAAAATTTCAAATAAAAAAGGATTCATCATGACTAAAAAATTGTCAGTGTTGCTTTTAAAGTCAAATAAGACCGTTGCTGAAATCGCAAAAGAGTCTGATATCACCGTTGGCCGTCTCTATCAAATCATGAAAGATGATGCTAGTGCACCTCTCAAACTTGCTTTAAAACTTGAGGCAACAACAAAAATCTCTCATCAATTCTTCTTGTACTCAGCACCAACTTGCTATCAATTCGTAGGTGATCTTCTATGACATACTTTCAAAATCCCGAAGACGGTTACAAAGAAGTAACCTTTGAATATATCATGTCTCAATCATGGGAAAGCATGAATGATGATCGCCAAATCCTTTTGATGAGCAGAATCAGATTTGTTTTAACTCAGCTTCTTTGGCCTTCATCTATCACATACACATACAAAGATGGATCAACAGCTGTATCTCTTGAACAGAGAAGCGAGGCCGTTAAAATCATGATCTTCAAGATGATCCCTGATCCTCGTGTTTTTATTGATGATACATGCATCAGGCTTTTTGAAATTTGCGTTGAGCTCAGACAAGAGCAAAAGCCAATCAATTTTGAAAATGTCGCTGATCTCTATCATAGAACAGCCGAAGATAAAAAGAAGGCATTAAAAAAGATGATGCCAGCTTATCACATCATGTCATGGATCATGGAAAATCTTGATCCTTGTCATGTCTATTATGGAGGACCTGCGATGATCCATGTAGTTGAAGATCATATCAATCGCATATATGATGACTTCACCAGCTTAAGACTATCTCAAATCTATAGATACAAAGAAATCGCACTCGCTCATGGATATTCTCTTAAAGAGATTGATGATCTTTTCCTTGAGTCTGAAAACAAAATCAAGGATATGAAACCAAAGCCAAATGTTGGGTTGTCTCAACAATTAAATGAGTTATGGGATTCAATGGTCAACTTCAAGCAAGGTTTGACAAGTGGTCTTGATAATTTAGATCAGATCACTAAAGGATGGAAAGACGGCTGTTTATATGTGGTCGCTGGTCGTCCTGCTATGGGAAAGACGGCTGTGTCTTTGACTTTTGCTTTAAATGCGATGCGAGTTCAATCAAAGAAAGTTATGTTTTTCTCTTTGGAGATGCCAAGCACTCAACTTCTCAAGCGTCTAGCCAGCAATTGGAGTGGCATCGCTCATTCTATTTTTGATCAGCCTTATGATACTCTTAGCGATGGATTTAAAACCAGGATGGCAGAGTCTTTCTCTCAGATAAATGGGATGCCTCTTGAGATCATAGATAGAGCAGCATTATCCATTGAAGAGATGCGATCAATATGTGATGTAAAAAAGAGAAGTGAAGATATAGGCTTGATCATAGTTGATTATCTTCAACTGATGACAGCTCCAGCTATGATCAGAGAGCAAGAGATATCTCAGATCAGTCGAGGCTTAAAAGCTTTAGCTAAAGAAATAGGATGTCCAGTTATTGCACTTGCTCAGATCAATCGAGGAGTTGAGCAAAGAGCAAATAAGCGACCACTATTGAGCGACCTTAGAGAATCAGGAGCAATCGAGCAAGACGCTGATGTTGTGATGATGCTATATCGTGAGCATGCCTATGATGATCTAGCATCAGAAACAGATATGGAAATCATCGTCACAAAAAACCGACATGGAGAATGTAAGACGGCACATGTTGAATTTTTAGGATCATGCCAAAGAATTGCAGATAGACAAAGTTTTTAAGTATTGTTTAAAATTTTATTATTTATTTTATAATTTTATTTGACTTGATTATAATTTTATTATAAACTAAGCATATCAAGACAAGCAAGTCAATCATCTTACTACTTACAAAGGAGTATAAAATGCACCAATCACCTAAATGTGGATCATTCCCAACAGTTGATAAAAGACACCTTCAAGAAGGCATCAGCCAAGAATATCAAGCAGAACTCAAAGCAGAAAGCACTCGCAACTTGCTCAATGACATTGGCGTCTTGCTACTCATCGCAACCTTTCAAGCTTCATTAGCTTATCTCATACTCTTCGGAAGTAACTAAAATGGACAAGCTCAGACAACTAAACATCATTCAACTTGATGCAGTTGGTCCACTCATGCACAGACTCAACGATCTTACAACAGATTGGACGATTGACTGTGATGATGTGGAGATCATCGCTGATAGTCTCAAGGTGATCATCCCAATTGCAACTCTCAAACTCTCAACCGACTCAACACCATCAGAAATCTTTGCTGCTATCTATGATCGATTTGTAGCAATTTTGAAAAACAATTAAGGAAAAACTAAATGGCAAATCAAAGACTTACAGAATCTCTCTCTGATTTAAATGCAATCGCTGATAGCATGGAATCAATCGTAAAGCTCGCTGGCTTTCTCACTGCTGGCACCAATTGGAATGCACAGCAACTTGTCACAGCCTACCTATCTTATGGTATGATGCATGGTTGGAATATCGCCCAAACTATGGAAAAGATGAATGTCATTAAAGGCAAGATCACCTATCAAGCTTCTGCTATGTTTGGCATTGTGATTGCTTCTCCCAAGTGCAAGTCATGGAAAGTTCTCTCAAATACTGATGATGAATGCTCAATTGAATTTACAAGAGGCGATAACAATCAAAAGTATGTAGTCACCTTTACGATCGCAATGGCACAAAGACAAGGCTTAACAAGTAATCGTCAATGGCAAAACATGCCAAAGCAAATGCTTATGGCAAGATGCAAGAGCATGGCAGTCAGAGATGTGTTTGGCGATGTGATCAGCGGCTATGATGCAATTGAAATGGCTGATAGCATGGATATGCCCGAAGATGAAAGACTAGAAATCTTGAGTCAAGAGCTTGACACTCCAATCTATGCTGAGAGACAACCTGTGGCAAGAGCAAAGCAAGGCGTCAAGGCTGGAGCTGATACAAAAGCAAAGCCTTTGCAAGTGCAACCTGTGCAAGTTCAACCAGTGCAACCAGTACAAGTTCAACAGTCAGCACCGCCAAAGACTCAAGCACCACCTGATCAAACTTCACTATTTCCAAGCGATCAAAAGAAAGCCGTTGAGTATCAATCTTATAGAGATCAAGATATGAAAATTCATCAATGGAAGGATGCAGATATGGATGAAGATGATTTGAAGGATTGGAAAGACTCGTGGAGTATTAAATAAGACAGACACCACCAGCACAAGCTGGTTCAACAGATGGATTTTCTTTATAGCCACCTACATTTAAATCAACCTTAGACCAATCGACCAAGAGCAATTTATTATATTTTTCAAGTATTTGCTCATTATCTTCGCTAACTGTTTGATAAGGTGCATTCTCATAAACATGATCACCATAATCGGATAAAAGAGAGATACCTTTAACACTATCTCTAAGACGCCAAATCTTATTTATAAGATCATCCCATTCATCATCTTTGACGGTGCAAGTATTGGATACATTATGACTTAATCCATATTGATCTTTTTCTCTAAGTTGTGTTGTAGTCTTGACCCAATATCTCTGAATAAATTCAACCTTATCCAAGAAATCAGATGCTGATAAATCTTTTCTAAGCAATGCACCTTCAGGAGCTTCACAAGCAAAAGAAACGATGCCAACTTGAGGATCTCGATCATCACAAACTTCAGGGATCTTATTTAGTATCTCTTGCCAAATAGGATTGATCTTATTTATTCTCATCGTTCTGATGTACTTTTTAGCATGGTATGGATGAATACCAGCTGAACAGCCAGCAACGGTTGAGCTGTTGCCTGATGGTTTAACGGTGGTACATCTTAGAGCTGAATTGATATTGATCAACTTTGCGATCTCAACATTTTTATCATGTACCGCTTTCGAGCATTGCTTTAAAGTCATCTCATCAAAGATCATGTTTGGATTGCTCATGATGCCTGTCATAGAGACACCTAAGAGAGCATCTCTCTCAATGATCTTTTTAGTTGTCTCTCCAAGATAGCCTGTGTTTGTGTAGCTTGCTTGAAGTGTACCTAAGAAAGCCGCCGCTTTGCATGCTTGCAAAAGATGATCAGCATCTCTCACTTTGGCAACAACAATTTCATTTAAGTTACAGACCGCCCAACCACTTGAGACATTGCCTTGATCGTCTTTGAATGTTGGATATAAACCAATTTCGCCGCATGGATTTGTAGAAAATTCTCTATCGTAGCAAAAGAAGAAACCTGGTTCACCATATTGGCGAGCATTGGCGATGATGTCAGTAAATACAGATTTATTCTCAAAACCATCTAGCAAGATTTGAGCTGATATATTTGCATAAGCTCGTTGGGGGTTGTCTTGCCACCATGTGCCCGTTTTGGCTGTCATCATCTCTTCATCATCAGGAGAGAAGAGAGCAATTGTAGCCGCTCGTCTTGAGCTCAAAAGTGCTGCGTGGCTTATGTGCATAAACATATCAAAGCATTGAATTGGCTTGAGTCTTGATTGACCTTGATTGACGGCTTGATCAAGAATAAATCTCACCTTTTCAATAGCCACCTCTAGCACTTTTGGACCAGGTGCAACACCACCAATGGAGATAGATGCACCTTCAGGCCTTACTTGATCATAATGAAAGCTGATGCAATGTTTTGCTTCATCTTCATTTGATGGAAGATAACTTTTAGTGAGCACATGAATTGCTTCAGCCCAACCTTCGATTGAGTCCTCAATGACATGCACCAAGTTTAAGCGATTGTCTCTCTGATCTTTTGTGATGAGATTTGGCAACTTGTCAACATGATGCTTTTGTACCGAAAAGCCAACACCACAACCGCTCATCAAAAGCCAAAAGCCTTCAGCAAAAAAGCGAACACGATCGACATACGAGGCGGTGCAATTATACATTCTCATATTGTTTCTTTTAATAGCAATACCACCGAATTGAGTTGATCTTTGAGATGGAAACACAACACCTGGAAAGACAAAGCCTTGAAAGATTGCCTCAATTTGTGTCCATAGATTTGGGAATTTCTCTTGATGCATTTGCTTGACTCTTGTCATTGCATCTATATAAGTTTCTCTCTTGCCATCTTTTTTGATGTGAGAATATTGAGTAGCAAAAGCAACTTTTCCTAAGATTTCATTTTGTGCCATGATCGTCTCCATGTGAAAGGGATGATCATTAAAACACAATTCTTATTTATTTTTCAAAAAATCAACATTGGTTTCTATTCTTTCAAGAATAACTGTGTGCTGATTGAGAGTCTTGTTGATCATATCCAACTCAGCATCTGTCTTTTCTTGCTTGACTAGCAAAGACATTGTTTGATGTTCGAGCAAGGCGATCCTTTTATCGTATGATGAGAAAGCTCTTAAAGCAGGCAATAGAGCGGTGATAACGGCTGTCAATGCACTGATTGAGATCATATCTGAGTTCATGTTGTCACCCTTGCCATCTTGCTCTTGTGCCTCTGATATCATAATGCACAAAATTGGAATCTAGATATTTACCAAGACCGCCCTCTTTGATCTTGCCTTGAGCAATGAGTTTCTCAATTCGATTGTAGATCTCTTCAGTTGGCACACCAGCGATCTTGATATCAGCCGCCTTTGCATGCAAATGTTGGGATTTATCAGCACCTCCAACTTGAGCATTTCTAGCAGGTGAACGATAACCGCTTATGATGATAATAGGCTTCTGAAAATGATCTCTGATGATTTGAAGATTTTGCAAAAGCTCAACGGCGTTGGCTACTAGTTCAGGAGGAATTGCATCTGAAAATTCGAGTTCAGACAATTTAAAATTTTTTGTTACTTGCATGTTATCTCCAAGCCTTGATAAGGATGTGGCATCTAAAATTAGTGTTACCTGCATCTTGCGATACATTCAAACCCCCGCTAGCCCCGCCCCCAATCTTAATCACTCGGATTTTAAAGATAGTTGATGCTGATGATGAATCAGCATAAAATATGCATTTTTCTTGAGCATAGGCATAAGCTGAATCTCGATAGATGGCTATTGATCCAGTTGATGAAATTTGATTGTTTGATGTATCTGTCGCAATATATTGAACATTTTCGCCCGCTGATGGAGATGTATCAGTAACTTTCATTTTTAGTTCAATCAAATACTTCCAACCAGCTTCAAGCGTAATCGTAGACGGTGATGCGGCTGTTGTTACCGTTGGATATCCAATGGATGATGCAATTTGAACGGTGGTAGGTACTGCGCTAGGAATAAAAATGTTAACATCTTCATAAGAGCCTGTAATCGTTTGAATCCCTTGAGTGTGAATAGCTGAAATAGCCATATTTATTTTTTTTTCAGTTGAAAAATAGCTCATTGAATCCTCCAATATGCACTGATAAAAGACGAGTTTGCAACTGAAAAAGACCCTGATCCCGTTGTTGAGGATTGAGCTGAAATTGTTGTACCAGGTGTATTTGAGGCAATCCAAAGATCATCAGTCATGGTTAAAGTTCCTGTCACTGAGTTCCCTCTTATAGTTGCACCCGCCCATTGAAAGCCAGTCCAATTATAATATAAAATCAAACCACTTCCACCCGTTACCGTTGCCATTAGTCTTGACTCAATAAAATATTTGTTTCTTGACGCAAAGCTTGTGCTTGTGCTGACTGTGATGTCATCGCTAAGAGTAACCCCCCCGTTTATGTCAATTTGCACCGCCCTTGCGCCTTGTGCTTGTGATGGATCATAGCTCATAAAGGAAACCTCCACAATTGAAGTCTTGAATTGCTAGTAACGGCTTGATCTGCATAGAGAGAAAAAGCGACTGATGCATCAGCTTGAATTGATGATGTATTCTCATCAAGTCCTGATGTAGTTGATGTGGCTGTGACTGTGTAGGATGTTTGATCAACTCCATCAATAATGTGTTTATAGGTGGTTGTCGTGCTTACCGTTGGAGTACTCACTACGAAATATTCAAAGCCTGCTTCTAGTGTGATTACATCGCTTGCTATGGATGGAGTAAAATCACCATTAACAAATGAAAATGCAACATTGCCCGCTGATGCAGATGAAAAAGAACAGATCGCAAGTTGTGGATTTACATTTCTAGCGACATTATAACTCATTATTCAATCCTCCAACCCGCTGAAGTTGCTGTAAGAGTGACTGATGAATTTTGCAAAGACAATGCAAAAGTTAAAGCTCCATCAATTGTCTCGCTTGCATTGGCGTCAAGTGTTGCTGTGCCTGTTCCAAGTAACTTGAAAACAAGCTCTAAGCCGTCATTTGATGCTACTGCTGGCAAGTTGATGGTTACCGCTGATGATCCATTGTTGATGTAGTATTTTCTCTTGATAACGCCTGTATAATCAACGCTACCAAGATTTAAAGGAAAAGATGATTCGGTGCTATATGTTGGCCTTGATGCACTTGTGCCTGTTGCGGATATTTGACCCCCAACAATACTGATACCTGTTCCAGCTGTGTAGTAGGCTTTCACTGATGAAACTGATGGAGCTTGATCAGTTTCAGATCCACCCATTGAATTTACAACTGATGCTGCTTTAGCTAGTGCATCAGTGTATTGAGTGATTGTTGTGGCAATTTGACCAGTTGTTATTGTGATCCCTGTTCCAGCACTAAAAGCATTTCTCGCAAGTGTATCTGAGAAATATTTGTTGGTTGTGCCTTCAGTTAAATTATCAGTGGTCTTTGTTGCCAAGCGTGTATCAAATGCTGAATTAACTCTTGTACTTGTATAATAAAGGTTAGTTGATCCTTCGCTTAAATTATCAGTTGTTTTTGTTGCAAGCCTATTATCAAAGCGGGTGTTAGTATAATAGAGATTGGTTGATCCTTCAGTTAAATTGTCAGTTGTTAATGTAACATTGCCAGCAATTGGAGAAACTGAATTGACTGAATTGACCGCCCCTGCATTGGCTGAAACATAGCTTTTCATCGCCGCTACTGATGGAGCTTGATTGGTTTCAGTGCCTGATGTGCTATTAACAACGGCGGCCGTTCTTGCTAGTGTATCGGTGAAGTATTTATTTGTTGATCCTTCTGAAACATCATCTGTATCAAGTGAAACTGTACCTGTTTGACCATTAACGGAAACAACGGCACCACTTACACCAAAGGCAACCCATGCACTGCCATCATAGATCCAAGATGATGAATCATCAGTTTGTATAGCAACATCGCCTTCTTGAGCAACTAAAGCGAGTCTAGCGGCTTCATCAGCTACTACATGCACATCAGTTATCGCTAAAGGTGGCAAGTGATTGGTTGGCACAAGTCCATTTGCATCAAGCTCGCAAATCCCATTGTTTGCACCTTTTTGAAGAGTGATTCTAGCATCAGCATCTGTGTCAGTGTATTGAGTGATGGTTGATGAAATTTGACCACTAGAAAGAGCAATCCCTGTGCCTGCTGTGTAGTAAGCTTTGACTGATGAAACTGAAGGAGCTTGATCAGTTTCAGACCCTGCCATTGAGTTTACAACTGATGCACTTTTAGCAAGTGAATTTGTAAAATAAAGATTTGTTGAGCCTTGAGTTAAATTGTCAGTGGTCTTTGTTGCCAAGCGTGTATCAAATCTTGAATTTGTATAAAATAGATTTGTTGATCCTTCAGTTAAATCATCGCTTGAGGTTGGGATTGTTGGCTTGTTTCTGAGCTCACTATATGATCCACTAAACGAGGTTGATAAGCCGTTATTCAGATCATAAACATAACTATCAGAGTTTTGATATTGCACGACCGATCCACTATTAAATCCAGTGCGACCGACCAATACGACATTGCTTGTTAAGTTGGCTTGCAAAGCATTAACGCCGCTACATTCAGTCAAGATTGTCAATAGTGGAGACCCCGCCCCTGATCTTGATGAAGTGACAAATTGATTTCCCAAAGCGCAACGATCAAAATAAACGGTTGCTGTCACATTTGACGCAATGGAAATACCGCCAGCAAAAGAGCATTGCTCAAAAGTGATAAAGTTGGCGGTTGCATTGTTGATTGTAACGGTACTATCAAAGATCACATTTTTAAAATAGTGTCTCCCTTGAGTACCATTGATTAAGAGTGCACCTTCAACATTGATATTATTCATTCTAACTCGTGTTGTGCTTGCTCCTGATATGGTCAAGCCACGAGATACAAGCTCGCAAATATGAGCAGTTGTTGGATGTTGAGGCCCTATGATATCCATTCCACTAGGTGCATCACTGATTGTCAATGTTGATCCACTATAAGACCCCGCTGACATATAAATGGCATAAGCTCCATTTCCTCCAGCAATTGCATCAACAACGGTTTGAATGTCATTTACACCCTCATTCACATAATAGGAATTGGAATAGAGAGTCTTGCTTTGTACTGTATCAAGAGAGGTTTGATCAGCCTTAGCATCTAAATCAGTTTGAAGAGCTGAAGTGAAATATTGACGATCAGCATTTGATCCAGCATCAATATTATCAGTTGTTAAGACAACAACGCCTGTCTCTCCATTCACTGAATCAACAGCACCACCACCACCACTCACAGGAGGTTTAATGATAATAGCCATGTTAAACAACCTTTCTATTGAATGCACAAATCAATTTTAGATCATCACCACTTGCCCCTTTTTTATAGGCAATAGTTGTGATTGCACCGCCCTTTGTACCACCGCATTGAATATCAATAGCACCACCAGCCAAAACAAAAATTTCATTTGTTGTACTATCTGATGAAGTAGTACGAGCACGAAGTTTAAAGAAGGCTGTTGATGTTCCTGGATTATAGACGCTGATGTCACAAAAAGCGAGATCTGCATCAAGTGCTGATCCTGTTGTGCTATCGATGAAATCGCTTGAGTTTAGATCAGTCCAATCAGTGGATGCGTTGGATGCTGTACTTTTGCAAGCGATAAATTCGCCCGTTTGAATTTGGTATTGTAGACGGTTCATTTTGCCTTCTTTATGATGATTGGTTGATCTTCGATGACAACGACTTTTTTAGTAGTCTTTTTATTGTCATCTTTTTGCTCTAAAATAGCAATTCTCTCTTCTAGCCTCTCGATGAGATCGGCAAGATATCGCATAGTTAATTGTGGTTTTTCACTCATAGATAAAACTCCTATCTATATAAGCTCTTTTAGTATGATGAGATTGAGCATTTAAGTATGTTGTAGGTTGGATGATGCCACCCGCTGACATACCATGAGTGGCTGTAAATGTGATTTGATTTCCGTTGATGGATGCAATGGTCTTTGTCAAGACGGTCGCTTCTGATCCTTGTAAAACATAATCAACGATATCGCCAACCTTAAAATAATTGATATCAGCATCTGAGTAAAAATCAGCCTCAATCTCAATTGTGGTTGTATTGATGATTGTAGCAATCTTTGCTGATGCATTCCAAGATGGAGAGGAATCGCCCAAATGAATTAGCTTCAATTCAGTGCCTTCTCCCATAAGATCGATGCTGATTGATTGCACCATAGCGATCTTATCTGATACTCCATAAGCATCAGTATAACCCTTGAGAAATGCACTAGTGATTTTTAGATATGATCCAACATCTAAAGCAAGGCCTTTGCCTGTGCCAATAGAGAGATGCCACATTCTAACGGCTTGACCATACAATCTGAAAAGCCTTGCATAGGTAGGCAAAAAGTTTTCTAAGAAATCGCTTGCATTTGTCCCGCCCAAAATATCGCTAGTGATGCCATATAAATCAAGCTCCATTGATTTCGTTTCACCAGCTAGTCGATTGATTGCATCATAATTATTTACGATTCTAGTGGTTGGCTCTTCTTGATGCATGTCATATCTGAATTTGAATTGAGTTACGATATCTTCAAAGTTTGACCAATATGGAGGCTTGCTTGCTAGAAAATCGCTATCTGATAAAGCCGTTTGGTCTTCATCAGCTTCATGTCCCAAGAGTACTAAAGAGATACGAGGATTAAAGCTATCTCTATTCATGACAATACATGCACCCATTGTCTTGAGCATTGGATCAAGTATCTCTCTTAAAGTGAGCTCATCAGCTGGTAAAGAGAACATCCAATCAGTGATACCTGATGCACTATTCAAGCTCAAAAATGATTGCTCATCAATCATACTTGCATTTAGATTGCACCCCGTTAATTGAAGATCATAAGCTCCATTAATTGCACCACCTCCACCACTTTCAAGCAACTGTAAAATAACTTCACCCGCTGGTCGTCTAGTGATAATCATTCCCTTTGAAATCTCTATTGGAGAGCCTTCACCAAGCCAATCGCCAAAAGGTGGCAACCTTCTATTTTCTGAGATAGTCATATCAAGATGCAAGAGATATGCACCGCCTAAATCTTCTTCATGTGTAGCTAGTGCATTAACTACATCTTCTCCAATTTTAATTTGTATTGCATAGAGATTGCCATCTGCTTCTGTTGGCAAGCCTAAAGAGTCTTGAATTAAAATATAAGGTTCGTCTCTATCTCTCCAACCTAAAGCAAATCCTCGAATGTCATAGAGAGCTGGATCAGCACCACCAAAGGGAAATTCTGTCACCGTAAATTTTAAGCCTAAATCTGATTGATAAACTCTATCATCTGTCTTTTCTCTTATTGGAGCTAAAGAGCCTAAAAAGCTGATACCAAATGAATGAGCTTGTGGATCAAATGCAATATAAGGCAAAGGCACATCAAAGGCAAATTGCTCATTGCTTGCTTGTATGAGCAAATCAGAGTTATCGGAAAACACTAAAGCATCATCAAAGCCAAGAGTTTGAGATACTCTTAAAACATATCGTCCACTTCTCTTTAAAATAGCAAACGGACCGCTAGGAAAAGTTGCACCATAATCATTGATCGTCTTGATGATCTCATCATGTGTTTTTAAGCCATTGCCTAAAGTTAATGGATACCATCCATAAGCTGAGAAATTCGGTACTCTAAAGACGAGAGGTGATAACTGATTTCTGATATCTCCATAATAGTGGACGCCTTGAGCCAATCTAGTTTTCTGAGTACCTGAAGAGACCTTATTGTCAAGCATGGCAGTTATAGGCAAGATTGAGATTGACACTGAATTTAAGCCTTCAATCGTTGGAGAGCTTTCTATGATACCTTGAAAAATGATCTGATTGTCCCAAGTGTTGCCGTTCTGATCAACTGAGCAAGCATAGATTTTGGCTTGCCTACCTCTCCAAGATACCAATTCACTTGAAACTATAGGCGTATCAGTACCGCCCAAATATATCTGATGTTGTTGTCTAAATCCCAAGCGGTGAGTAGTCGTTATTGTATAGATGCCACCGCTCTCAGATTGGGAAGTACAATAAAAGCTCTCTGATCCAATATGCAAGAGATGTGGATAAGTCACTGATGGATTGCTATCAACTACTAAATCAGGAGTATCATCAGACCTTAAAACATTTGCAACAAGTTGACCATTCCAAATCGAGCTTGATCTTGATAGACGGCTAAAAATGACATGTGGATCTATGCTTGATCCTCTCATTCTATCCATAGCCAAAGAGATTGAGATTGGCTGATATGTGGCAACTCCGCCGCTAGGTTCTATTTCCGCTTGATATGGAGTGATTGACTGAATGCAATCTAAATCAGTATATGAAAGATCATAAAGGGATGATGCTGTGAATGGATTTGCTCCCATATAAAAGCGAGTCATTAAGCCTTGTATCTCCAAGCCAAAGACTCGATAACCTTGATCATCTTGCAATTTAAAAGCCATTATACTTGCTCCTTGTAAAGCTCATAAGATCCTATCATATCTAACTTACAATCAACACAATCAATCTTCAAAGCAAGCAAATTGCCACGATATGTGCTAGGTAAATAAAGAGGCCTTGCGAAGTTGGTTTGAACTGATGATGTGCCTGTTGTATCAGATGAGCTTGAGACAATAGCTGACTTGAAATCAGCTAAAATAACAAGTTCTCCATTGGTATCAGACAAAACACAACCATTATCTATTATATCTTGAGTTGTGGTTGGATTTCTCACAAGTGAAACAGTAATTGATATAGGATCATCACTAGATGCATATCTGAAAACAAAGCCAATGTATTCGCAATTTTTTGATGACTGATGCAAGTGAATGTATGTTTGATTGCCCTTTGGGATATGTCTTAAATTGGTTATATTTGTAACTGCATGCGATTGGTTATAATTCCAAGAGGTTGGATTATCTCTTGATGTGTAGGCTATTGCTGACTTTCTACCTTTGGCAAATGCTAGATGATTTAAAGCATTTGCTATTTGTGAGATTGTAGCACCAAGCACAGGCTGAGAGATTGAAACCTCTTGATCTAGTGGAGCTTGTCTAGTTGTTTGAGAGATAAAAGCCATCACGCCCCCCAAAGAGAAATAGATTGAATTGGAGATGATATTAAGGTTAGATCAAGTGGATCACCTGAGAGCAAGGGATTGATTCTAAGCGGTCTTAATCGATAGGTTAAATTGACTAAGAAAGCATCAAAACTTGAAGGATATTTAGTCAAGATTGAAATCCATTTGCCCGTCTCTCCAGCATCAACAACTATCTTATTTGACCATAGATAAAATTCATAATCATATGCTGATGGATTGATGACATATATGTTAATCACAAGGTTTAAATTCAATGTTATTGCACCTTCCCATTGTGGAAGATTGGGAGTCATGGCGATCAGATCTTGATAAGAGAAGGTCTTTTGAGGATGAATTGACCCGCCGTTAAATGTGTTGGTTGTGCCTCCATCTGCATTTACATCAATTGCTGATGCTGTAAATAACATGCGAGGCCTTTTTTGTAAAAGCCTTAAATTGCTCAAGAGTTGCCTACCTTTTGCAGACGATAAAGGCTTATCACTTATGAAGGCATCATCACCGATTGGATAGAAATAATCAGCGCCGTTCGGTTGATATACTGCACCATCTGAAACTGATGATAAAGGCAATGCTTCAACGCAAATAGAATTTACTTGTAAATGCCCTTGTACGATCATTTGCACAAGCATGTATGAAGTTGAATTGCTGATGCTTGCGAATGTGATTGACCCTTGATAATAGGCCGTCGTGCTAGGAGTTAAATTAAGAGTTAATGTTGCATTGCTTGCTCCAGCCGTTATCGTAACATAAACATTATTTGAGCCTGTGTGAGCTTGTGCATTAACTGTGATTTGAAAAGATTTGTGAGCGGTGCTTATAGTTGGGATCCTCCAATAACAAGCTATTTTAGGATCTTGATTGCCTGGATTATAATACAAAATTCCATCATCAAACTTTTGCTCAATCATCACCCCTGCACCATAATGAGCATGAAGATAATTTTGCATCTTTCCAAGATTGACAAGTGCATCAGCATCATTTGAAATCTCTTTACCTGAAACATAGAGAAATGGATCAAGCGAGACAATTGGATTTAGAATAGAGTTAGTCATGCTCGATCTCCATAGTGATTGGTACTCTTCTTCTGATAACTCCATCATAAGCGAGATCTGCTGATATGTCGGTTATAGTGCCAACGATAACCCCTTGATCGCCGTTATTTTCACTTGTATGAGTGAGAGAATAAGCTGGATTTGATGAAGTGATATCATTCGTTATCCTTGCTAGTCTAGGATCTCCAACCCCTTGAATGAAATTGATCTTTGCTCCCTTGTAAAAGTAAGCTCCAAGAGTATCGCTAAAAAATCGATAATCATTCTGAATATCAGCATAAGCATCTAAATGGAAAGTCAATCGAGATTTAACATAATTGCCTATGAAGTTGGATGTAAAGCCACCACCTATCTTCCGTTGATATTCGCTAACTCGATCGTATGCTATATGATGATCTTGAAATGGTCTTGATGGATATAAGACGCCTGGCATCACATGATCAGCGATCAATGCTTTTCTTCCATAAAGGCTGATCCATTGCTCATTTCCACTAAACCCAAGCCTATCTCTGAAATCTGTATCAACCCATGAGAATGATGGATTGGCAAAGCTTGACATTCTCACCACATGTCCATCATCTCGCAATATCCATTGATGAGCTTGTGCAAAATAAAACTCATCTCTTGATTGTAGGCAATATTGACCATTGCCTGATCTGATCGATAAGAGAGAAACCATATCTTGAGCAAGTGGAAAATTCGGATATAAAAATGGAGATGCTACACCTGATTCGGTATAGCTGATTTTTCCATAGCTTGAATTGCCACTTTGCCAAAAAATCAAGTTGCCTCGTTGCCAGTCATTGGGAAACACAGCGGGCGATTCATACATTTCAAGATAATCATTATCTAACCCCCAAATCTCACCACCGCCCGCATTTGTGTTAATGTCCATTGTATGCAATGGAGAGACGGCCCAATTTATACGATCTTGCTTATCAATGGAAATGGTCCATGTTGAGCCTGATATGTCAGCTTCTAAGTCATGTTTGAGAGAATAGCTTGAGCTCATCCCTTGACCGTTTAGAAACTGAATAGGATTATCAAACACGATCTGAGATGCTGATGGCAAGCTGATGTTTTGCCCTTCCGTTGTGTACAATGTGCTTGTGAAAGGTCTTGCATCAAAATCAGTCATCAATGCAAAATTAGGAGCAAATTCATTTCTAGGCATTTAATCTTACCATCCCTCTGTTTGAGTTATTAATTTGTCTTACAATACGATCAGCAAATGCTCTTTCAGCGGCTGCCTTTGTATCATAGATGACTGATCCACCGAAGTTAATATTAAAGACCATTGGTTCAGCTTTACTTGCTTCAGGTCTACTCGGCGCTTGTGCTTGTGCTAAACCAGTCGGTGAAACACTAGCTGAAGATCCACCACCTCCACCGCCTCCCATCGCCTTTGATGAAACCCCAGCAATAGCACCAACACCAGCAAATAAAGCGGCTGATTGAAAATATTGACTAGCTGAAACCCCACCAATTGGACCCAAAGCCAAAGCTGAAAAACCCATAGCGGTTGCAAAGATTGATCTTGCGATTGCCTCTTGTGCTAAGCCTTCAAGTGTTGCCTTGATTGCTTCCTCCATTGATTGAGCCCCCATAATTGCACCAGCAACAGACGAGGCAAATGCTTGAGTTGTAGCCGTTGCCATTTCACCCATTTGAGATGATGCATAACTCTCAATTTTAACTCGTTGATTTGCATATCTCTTTTGAATTTCAGCTTTAGCAAGTTCATTATCCTCAACGGATCTCAATTCAATCTCTTGATTTTTTGCCAATAGATCAAGTTGTTTTTTGTATTCATCTTTGCCAGCCTCAATATCTAAGATTGCAATCTTATCCCTTAATTCTTGTTGCTTTTGTTGATATTGGATGCTTGCTTGATATGTTGCCTCTTCATGTGCAATTTGCTGATTGATTAAATCTTGATTGATCCTTGCTTGCTCTGAGATTTTAGCTTGCTCTTGTGCAAGTTGTTGATCATTTATCCCTTGAATTGCTAGTTGATATTGTTTTTCAGCAATTAACAATTGAT